GGCTTTACCTTGACCGTGCCCTATCAGTACGCCAATGGGAGCCGCCTTGACCTTTGGCTTATGACCAATGGACCTGTCTCGGCAGAGATCACGGCTTCAGCCCTCACGGACTCGGGCACCACGGTGAGCCTTTCTCCATACCAGAACTACATCGTTTCCTTTACTTCCAGCGGACTTACCGAAGACCTTACGGTGAGCATGGTCGGTCGTGGGAACTTCAACAGTGCCCAAGGCCAGATGTCGTTCGGGGCGGCTGCGCTCACGCCTGTGGCAGTGCCGGAGCCCGGATACCTGATCCCGCTCCTGCTTTTGGTCGGTGGCTTCTGTGCCTACCGAATCATGGAGTTGGTCTGGTGGCTGTATGACACCCTGCGTTCTATAGACGAAGAAGGGCCGAATGCCCGTTGACCGGCTGCCTTCTGGGGCCGATTTTCTATACCTGAAAAGGAGCCTTGGATATGAGCGGTCGGATTCGGGCCTTGGCGGGCCAGCAGCAGCACCAACTCAGCCCCGCAGACCTTCAGCGTCTCCGGTTTATGGCTACCGGCCAGCAGAGCAATCTGTCGGCTGAAGACGTTGGTGGCTCTATCGAGGACTACCTCAATGGCCCCTCTATGGCCTCTGTGCTGATGAAGCAGGCCAAGGGCGAGTACATCAGGGACCTTATGCAGAAGGCCCGAGAGAACGGCACTGAAGGCAGCGTCTCTCCCATGATTGCATCCGTACTTCAGTTGGATAGGCAGTGACATGGAAGACTATCGGCAGTGCGAGGAATGCCGAGAGACTAAGGCCCTGAACCAAAAGTATTTCCCTAGGCAACTGGGGTGTACGACCTCCTATCAGAACATCTGTCTGAAGTGCAAGAAGGCCAAGAAGCGTAAGGCTTCTCTGGTCAAGATGGAGAACGACGCACTCGACAAGTTCTCCAAGTCAGTCCTGCGGGGTGGGTCCAACATCCCCCATACGGCAGAACTGCTTGAGTCCATCATGAACTACTTCGGAGGGGCCAATGGCTTCTCCGGCCTGCTTATGAAGCAGTATTTCGAGTCACCTCCCGGCAGCCGGATGAGGAACTCGATCCTAGAGATGGTCGTTCGTCTGGCCTCTAAGAACACCGAGCAGGGCGGGGCCAAGAAGCCAATCGACCTGTACTCCGAGGAGGAGTTGGAAAACGAGATCGACAAGCGGCTCAAGCAGGCTGTCGTTACCTACGGGAAGGTCCGGTACATAGATGCCCAAGCGCAAGAAGCACCCAATCCCCATTCAGCCACCCCCGGCATTGCCGACAGTTCAGAGCATCTCGGAGTTCCAGCGGGACGAACTGAGGACTTTGCAGTCCGAGTTGAACGCGAGGCGGATCGAAGCCTTAAGGCTATACAGGCCGACTCCGAAGCAGAAGGAGTTTCATGAGTGCCTGTCCTCCGAGACGCTGGTCATCGGGGGTAATCGTTCAGGCAAGTCCCTCTGTACCTTCATAGAAGACGCATGGGCCGCAACTGGCACCCATCCCGTAGAAGGCAAGTACAGAAAAGAGGGCGGGAATCTCGTCATCATCGGCCAGAACTGGAAGCACATCGGTCTGGTCGTGGTGCCCTACCTGTTTCGTGCCGGGGCATTCAAGATCATCAGGGACTTGCAGACGGGCCAGTTCAGGGCATTCGACCCAGTGGGGGATGCCGACCGGCTGAAGGAAGCCAAGCCTGCCCCGCCCTTGATTCCGCCCAGACTCATCAAGAGTTTCTCGTGGGTGTTGAAGTCGGCGGGCTACCTAAACTCCTGTGAGTTGACCAATGGGTGGACCATTTACTGTTTCTCATCGGAGGGCGATCCACCCCAAGGCTTTCAGGCGGATAGGGTCCATATAGACGAAGACCTAAACAATGAGTCGTGGGTGCCGGAGATGCAGGCACGCCTTGCTGACCGTAAGGGCTTATTCAACTGGTCAGCCATGCCCCATTCTAAGAACGAAGCCTTGATCGGACTCAATGAGCGAGCGGAGAAGGCCGAGGAGCAAGGCAACACCAAGGACATCAAGAGGTTCGCCCTCAGGTTTTTAGACAACCCTCACATCGACCAAGACGAGAAACGTAAGGCCATCGAGCGTTGGTCGGCTATTGGCGATGACGTACTCCGGCAGAGGTCCGAGGGTGAGTTCATCACGGACAGCATTCTGGTCTACCCAAACTGGAACCCCAGTATCCACGGGTTTCTCAGGGAAGACCTACCCAACGGGCAAATCCCTGCCGATTGGTGCAAGTACGCCGTGATTGACCCGGGCCATGCTGTCACTGCCATCCTGTTTGCGGCAGTCCCGCCCGACGAAAAGACGATCCTTCTCTACGACGAACTCTATATCCGTAACTGCAACGCCATCATCTTTGGCCAAGAGTTCAAGAAGAAGGTCACGGGACATCAGTTCCACGCCTTCTTGATCGACGCCCACGGTGCCCGCTTGACCGACATTGGCTCAGGCCGCAGCCCGCAGGAGCAGTACACAGAGCAGTTGGCAGCCCTGAATATCCGGTCCAAAGTCACCGGACACAGTTTCATTCCCGGCTCAGATGACGTTCTGGCTGGGCTTCAAACCGTGCGGAACATGATGCACATCCGCCCGGACGGCACCGCCAGACTCAGGTATCTGCGGCACACCATGCCCAACCTTGAGCGGGAAATGAAGCGGTACAAGAAGAAAGTTACCTATGTTGCCGGGACCTCGGTGGTGACCGATGAGCCCAACAAGCGTGGCGACTTCCACCTCGTGGACTGCCTGCGATACCTCTGTGCCTATGACCCCGCCTACCACAAGCCCGAGCAGCACATCGAGGACCCGTGGTATGTTTTGTGGAGCGAAAAAAGACGCAAGGCACGGGGAGAGGGCGGGGTCGTTCACCTGTCACCGAACAGTTACTCGGAGGTGTTTTATGCCTGAAATCAAGGTCGATCCGCAGTTTAAGTGGGTTCTCACCAAGCGGTCGTTTGGCGTCGGAAGAAACGGCTACGCTCAGGCCAGTTTCAAGGACAAGACTAAGGCACTCCATCGGATAGTTTGGGCCCTCGCCAACAAATGCAAGTACAACGAAGTGCCTTGGCTAGATCACATAAATCGAGACAGGCTCGACAACCGCATTGCCAACCTAAGACCAGCAAGCCCATGCCTAAATGCCAACAACAGGTCTAGGAACTCAGGGAGCGTGGTCAAGAGGCGTGGGGGAAGGCACGAGGCCTCCGTGAACTTTCGTCGCAAAAACCACTACATAGGAAGTTATTCTGACAGCGAGCAGGCTAGGGCTGCCTGCCTTGGAGTCAAAACGGTTTTGTGCATTGTTGAGTCAGCCCTCTGTGGCCTAACGAATGCCCGTTGATCTCTAGTAAGTCCCTCCTGAAGATTGCGTCCGTGGGTTGAGCCCCCACTTGTTCTGCACTCTTTGGAGGAAGAAATGCCAGACTTCAAGGCACCCGACCTGTCCGTTGGCGACATGGTCCTTTGGTACTCGAACCCCTTCTCGCCCCAAGACCCTGCAATGGGCTGGGTTACTCGGAAGCCGGGTTCCACGACCATCACGATTCTTGTGTACGCGGACGAGGCTGGCTTTGTTGAAAAGCCCTCAGTTCGCCACATCCATGACCCGTTCTGGAAAGAGAACGAGTCAGCAGCCGCATGGGGTAAGTGGGGTGCCTATTCCGCCCATCCCAGTACGGAACTCTTAAAGGAACTGAAGACCCTCGTCACCAAGGCCAAGATCGAATCCGCCAAGAAGAAGGAGTCCTGACCATGCGTAAGTTTGCCCTTACTCTCGCCATGTTCGTGACTCCCTGCCTTGCGTATGGCCAGAACTGCAAGAACGGCCAGTGCCGACCCGTACAGAAGGCGGCCACCGCTACGGCTCAGGGGGTTGCCAGCCTGCTGGCCTCCTCGGGCCGACTCTTCCACCCGGGCGGAAATCCCCACTCCTATGAAGGCGTAGGCATGGGAAGTAGCCCAGAGCAGGCCCTGAATAACTGCTGCTATTCCCGGTCAGGGATGAGGGTGGCGGATCAGGGCGTGGCTCAAGGAAAGAACGGGAAGTATTTCGCTTGTAAGAGGTACTCCCGATGATCCTTGTGGACCCTGAGCATCAATGGATTGTTGATAGCCATTCTTGGCGAGAAAGCAATCACGGATATGCCGTCCGAACGGCCAGCGTAAATGGAAAGCGTTCGTTCCAACTTCGCCTACACCGCGAGGTATGGAAGGCGGTCCACGGAAAGTACCCAAAACTCGACATTGACCACATCAACGAAAACAAACTCGACAACAGGACGGAAAATCTGAGGCTTGCCAGCAGGAGCCTCAACGTCACGAACTCCTCCAGAAGGCGAAAAGCGTCTGCTTTTCCCCGTGGAGTGGTGAGGACTACCGAGGGGCGATTTAAGGCGCAGGTCATGAGGCGAGGAAAGAACTACAACCTCGGCCATTTCCAGACCGTCAGCGAGGCCGCCGCCGCCTACCAAAACGCCAAGGAAGTAATCATCGAGTTTGAGGCCCTTTTGTCTGCCGGATAACCCCCAAGGACATAAAGAAGGCATGGACGAACTCGCAGAACTCCCGTCTGAATCCTCCGAAGGTGGCGGCCTGCCCCCTCTGCCAGAGGACGGCGTTGACCAGAAGAAGATGGAGGACGCGCTAAGGTCGGTTGCTACCTCTTGGCTATCCAAGATCAAGCAGGCCGAGAAACACGCCCGCCCGTTTAGGGAGGACGCCAAGGAGTGCATGAACTTCTTCGATGGGCACGGGGATTGGTTCTGGAAGAAGGTCGGGGCTGACGGCAGGGACTACTCCAAGATCGGACCCCCTAGTTTCAGAATGACTGTGAACAAGGCCTTCGAGGCCGTGAAGTTGTTCGGGTCAGTCATCTATGCCCGCAATCCAGTGCGGACGGTGACTCCCCGGAAGTTCCCTGTCATCACCCCTGTTGCTCTCGGGATTGATCCATCGGCCCCGCCACAGATCGACCCAATGACCGGGCAGCCGATGCAGGACCCCCGCATCCAAGCCTTCATCCAACTCTCCCAGCAGGTCGGCAACATCGAGGAGATGAGGGCGGCGGTCTCTGGGTTGATGGAGGCCTACTTAAACTACACGCCCGTCGAACTAAACCTGAAGGAGCATTCCCGCAGGGTAGTAGACGAGAGCATCATCAAGGGCATGGGGGTGTGGTGGACGGAGTTGATGGAACTCCCCTCGGCAGAACCCGGCCAGACGTTCGGCATTGTCGGCTCATTCGCTGACTCGGTGGACAACCTTGTCCTCGACCCGGACGCCGACGAACAGGAAGACATCCTGTGGTGTGCCCGCCGCTGTATTCACCCGATTGACGAAGTCGCTCGCCAGTACGGTCTGAACAAGGAAGACCTTAAGGGCCACCTAGAGAGTTACGTCGCCCGCTCCCAAGAAGAAGACCGGGACTACAAGTCCAAGAAGCGGAACGGCAAGACCAACGACCTGATCGTCTACTGGAAGATTTGGAGCAAGACGGGATTCGGGCACAACCTCAAGGGTGCCCCCCAAGAGTTCCAAGGGATGTTCGATTCCCTCGGCCAGAACTGCTATGTCGTGGTCGCAGAGGGAGTTGATTACCCCCTGAACTGCTCCAAGGAGATTGCCCTTGAGCCGCCAGACGAATCAGGCCTGCCGCCCACCCTGTTCACCCAGACCCGGTGGCCCATTCCGTTCTACTCGGATGTTGCCTGCTGGCCTTGGACTCCGCTCCAGTTCCACCGCAAGCCGGGGTATGTCTGGCCCATCAGCCACCTGAAGCCGGGTCTGAGCGAACTCAAGTTCCTGAACTGGGCCCTATCCTTCCTTGCCACCCGCATCATGGTGTCTTCCAAGACCATGATCGGCATTGCCAAGGCCTCAGGGGATGAGATTAAGGACCAGATTCTCAAGCACGAAGAGAACGGGTTTTCCGTCGTGGAGTTGAGCGAGACCCTAGGGCGGTCGGTCAGCGACATCGTCTCAGTCTTCCAACTCCCGCAGGTCACGCCTGATCTCTGGCAGATCATGCAGGCCGTGATGGATATGTTCGACAAGCGGGTCGGACTCACGGAGTTGGTCTATGGCATGACCCGCAATCAGTTCAGGTCGGCGGCTGAAGCACAGGTCAAATCGGAGCAAATCTCGGTAAGACCTGATGACATGGCCAACGCCTTGGAAGATGCCATGGGGATGTTGGCTAGGAAGGAAGCCTTGGCCGCACGCTGGCTCCTTCAGAAAGAAGACGTTGCCCCCGTCCTTGGACCCCTTGGTGCCGAGGTCTGGCAGTCCATGGTTCAGGCCATTGACATCAACTCGCTTGCCCGAGAGTACGACTACCGGATTGAGGCTGGTTCCGCCCGCAAGCCCAACAAGGCTTCCGAGGTCGAGCGTATGCAGATGGCCGTCCAGACCTTGGGCCCCATCCTCCAGCAAGTCGCGTCCATGGGTCAGGTCCAGCCACTCAATGCCCTGCTTCAGGCGTGGTGCAAGTCGCTCGACATCGAGTACGGCCCCTTCATGATCCAGCCGCCACCTCCCCCGCCACCAATGCCGGGACCAGAACAAATGAGCGGTGGGCCGCCGCCAGAGGGCAGCCCGCCGCCAGAAGAACAAGCACCTCCCAGCGGGCCACCTCCGCAAGTCCCGCCGGAGTTATCGCCTGCGTGATTGTGCTTAACGCCATGCTCGAAAGGCGTAGGGCCACCAAGAGGTATGCAAACCTCCGGCTCCGCTATCGCATGACCGAAGAGCAGTACCGCCGGATGACAGAGGAGCAGGGTGGCAAGTGCAAGTTATGCAACAAGTCAAATGCCGCCTGCGTAGACCACTGCCACAGGACGGGAACCATAAGGGGCCTTCTGTGCCAGTGCTGTAACAAGGGCCTAGGGAACTTCAAGGACAACCCAGAACTTCTTCACAGGGCTATCGACTACCTGTGCAGCCCGCCCCCTGCCGCCCATTCCCGACGCCGCTCTCCTCCGGCGGCTATCGGGGCTCCGAATGGCGACGGCGGGGTGGCGGGCCTCAGACCCAAAAGGAGGACCAGATGATTACTGACTTCATGCCTTTCGACATTGCGAACGCCGCTACCCCTGTCCAACACCACTACCTGAAGATGGTGGCTGACGGGCAGAACCCCAGATTCGCAGAGATGTGTGCCCTCCAGCAGCCGCCCGGAACTTCAGGCACTGACCGGGCATTCCAACAAGGAAGGCTCGATGGCAACTGGATAGACGATATGCCAATCCATATGGCCAAACGGGTAGTCCGTGAGGCTAAGGCAGCAGGGATAGACATCACCGGCAAGCAGTACATGAGCGGCCTGTCGGACAAGCGGGGCCACTGCGACCCAGAAGCGTGGGTGTCAGACTTGTCGGATGTTCGCCGGGTAGCCAAGAAGCGGAACCTTCAGGTCAGGGGGATCATCAACGTAGATGCCCACGACACCCCGCCCGTTACGGTTGACCTGAATCCCAAGATTGCCAAGGAGTTGGCCAAGAAGGAAATCGCCAAAAACCCTTCACTGTCCATGAAGGACGCCATTTCCAAGGTGAAGGAAAAGCATGTGCCTCAGTGGAAG